GCAGGCAAAGCCACTGGCCGAAACCGTGGTCCAGCCATAGGCCATGGCCGCAAGCTGGCCCAGACCGACATACGCATTGCGCTGGGCGTTCAACTGGTCGCTGTCCAGCGGAATCTGCGCGGGGTAGACGATCTGTCTGTCCATTATTTCGCCTCCAGCGCAGCAACCCGCGTCAGCAGCGCCGCATAGTTGTTTTCGAGTGTCGCAATCCGGTCCCGGCTATCGTCGATCAGAACGGCATGCACCAGCTCCATGCGCAGGCCCTGACGGTATTTCTGCGTGCCATCGGCGTTCAGAATGGGCTGATCTTCATAGACCGGATCGACAGCAGGCGTTACGACGGTGACTTCGCCCGTCTCGGGGTCTGTGGTGGTAACGGCCTCCTTGCCGGGCGTGACCAGAACATTCTGTGTCAGCGCGTCATTGCACCACAGCGCCGTCATGGTCGGGTCGATGTTCGCCGCCGTCAGCAGGGCAAACACATCCTGCGCGAGATAGCCAACATGGTAGCGCGCCTTGTCTGCCCCTTTCTTGGCGATCATATCGTTCCACTGATACAGCCGCGTCAGGAGCGGACGCAGGGCGACTTTGATCTGTGCGAGTGTGAAGGGTGATTCTGCCGAGGCGAGGGTTTTTTCGGTGGCGTCAGACGTGTTGATCGCCGCTGTGCCTGCAAAAATCTGCGCAATGCGGTTCGACGACGCGCCGAATACTATGACGTTGTCTGATCCCGGTAGAAGATACCCACCCGGCGTATTCGTCCCGATATCGTAACTGTTGAAATAGATGTTTCCTTGGTTACGGCAAACGAAACCTACCACTGACCCAGTCGGGTTTGGGGCACCGATTTGCATGTTTCCGGTGGATTGCTGCGCCCCCAAAACGTATTGAGTCTGCAACCCACCCACGGTTGCGATGCCAGTGACGGTAGCGAGAACGGAGACGACGTTTGCCCATTTATACGCAGAAACCCCTAGTGATGTGGTGTTATCGGCATCAGGAATCACGATGCCGCCAAGACCGGCCATTGTGAAATATACATGCCCGTTTGATTGCAGTCGCAGACCCAAACCGTTGACGTCCTGAACCGCGAAGCCGGACCCAGTGGCGGTGAAATTGGGGGCGGATGAAGCACCCTCGGCATTCATACCAGTGACGCCACCAGCCACACCAATCTGTGACGACTGCACCGCCCCATTGGCCGTCGCGGCGATGTCGGCCAGTGCCGTTCCAGTAGTCCCCGCAGCCGAACCGGCAGGCACGACAACGGATTGTGACAGGTCTTTCCCGGCCAGCCACGGGACAACATACGTCGCGGTGATCCGCATGGAGGACTGCGTGCCGTCCTCTGCCGTGCGGACGATCTCAAGCAGATCCGTATCGTCAAGCGTGGCACCGTCTGGCAACTGGGGAATGGTTATGCCGGTCATGATCAGTTATCCTCAAGGATGGTTGAAATGCGGGTCTGGCCATCCTGTGTCAGTCGGATGGTGCCGTCCTGCGTCAGGCGGATAGCGGGATCGGTTGGCAGGTTTTCTACGTCCTGCACCCATGCAATCGTGCCTGCGGGCATGACATTGGCAATGCGGGTCAGGGTCTGGGTTGCGGGCTGGCTGGTATCGCCCGTGGGGAGTTGGGCAAAAAGCTGGAAGGGTGCGCCGCGCGAGCCATAGCGCAGGGCGGTCGCGCCATAGCCATAGCCGCCGCCAATGGCCGGGCTGGACAGGCTGCCCAGCCCCTTGCAGTCGGTGGCATTGCGCGGCTCGATCACGCGGCCTGCGGTGCCCACTTCATCGGCAATCACGTTCACCACATCGGGCCGGGTGCCGAGCGAGGGGAACAGGGCTTCTTCGATACGGGTGCGAAAGGCGTCGTCGCTTTCTCCGGGGTTGCGGGTCAGCATGGTGCCGAAGAAGTCAGCAGCAAACATGTCCAGGAACGCGCCAGTCATGGTCGCCAGCCGGGTCTGGTCGGCCGTTCCTGACAGCATGGCCCATATCCATACAAACACGCTGCCGAAACCCTGCAGCAGCGCATTCAGCACCGGGGCCTGTTCCGTCTCGCCCGCGGCGGCCGCGGATGGAAACCAGCCGGTCGGCAGCAGCCTGCGGATGCGCAGGGCGAAACCGTTCTGCGTTACGTCAGCCAAAGGACACCGTCCCCGCACGATAGGCCGTGCCGGTCAGTGCCGGCAGGTCAATCGTGCCACCGGCCAGTGTCACGCCGGTCACGTTGGTGACGGACGTGCTGGCGGCATAGGCGATCTGGATCAGGCGCGAATAGCTGGCCGCATCCCCGATGGCGAGGCTGTTGAGGTAGGTTGCGATATTGGTGCTGATCGTGGCCTGCACCGTGGCGAGGTTGCCCGTGCCATCCACGCTGACCGTCATGGTCACGGGCGGACGCACCACGTTCGGGCGCACGACCATGATGGACACGGCGGCCGGACGCACATCATCCACCGCCACATACACGGCATTGATCGTGGCGTCCGACACGTCGCCTGACCCGTCATCGACATACACCACCACATTGCCGGGCAGGAAGGCGCCGGACGTGTCCACGTTCTCCACTACCTGATAGATCAGGTCGGCGGATACATCGGTCACCGCGTTCTCGATCGCCGCCACCGTCGCCTTGGACCGGCTGTTGATGTAGGCCACGAACCGCGTGCGCAGGGCGGCATCCGTTTCCCCATCGCTGCCATTGGTCAGGGCTGCGGCGTTGGTGACGGTGTCAATGCCCGCAACCGCCGTGCCCAGCAGGCAGATGGCACCTGCTGCCACGTTGCCCGTGCTGCCGGTGGTCTCGCACTGGACCGGCACGGTGATGGACGCCGTGCCCGCAGGCCGGACATAGGCGCTGTCGGCTGCCGACCATGCGGCATTCGTGCTGTCCTCCACCACGTCATAGATCAGGTTCGACGCCGTCTTGACCGTAGCGCCCACCGCAATGGTGGCCGACTGGCTGGATGGCGTGAAGGATGTAAAGGTGACGGTGCCGGTCGCCGCCGTCCCCGGTTCGCGCGACAGGCCGAAATCCTGCACAAAACTGTCCACGTCCGACCCGATGGAGGTCGCAAGCCGCGTGCGCGACAGGATTTGCAGGGCAATGAACTGGAACCACAGCCCCAGCCCCGCCACGGCTTCAAGCATGGCGCGACCGGCGGACCCGACATTCAGGTCCAGCAGCGCCGGGCACGCGCCCTGCGCCGCGGCCACCATGTTGCCCAGCGTCGTCTTGAATGACTGGAAGGTTATGGCCAAGCGGGCCTCCCATAAAAAAAGGCGGCTCCGGGGAACCGCCTGTCAGGTGCTCAGTGTCAGTTCCTGCACCATGCCGGTCGTGGCGTCGGTGTAGGATATGGCCAGAAGATAAGCCCCGGTTTTCGGGCTGGTTATGGTCACGGTGACGGGTTGGGTCTGGTCCACGCCTGCCTCGGCCTGCATCTGTTGCAGCACAAGGGCGCGGATGCCCGCTTCATCCATCACCGTGCCGACCCGGGCGGGCAGGCCCGCGCCGTAATCGGGCTGCCAGATATACGCGCCCGCATTGGTGCATAGCCTGCGCAGCAGCGCTTGGCGGGTCTGGTCCGCGCCCGTGACCACGGCCACGCCGCCAGTGCCCGACAGGTCAAGGTCGCCGCCCATGGTGTGGGACAGCGCGCTCATGACGGCGCGCCCGTGGTGCCCGGCGCATCGGTGACCGGGTGGGTGTGGCTGTGGCCTGATGTGCCGTTGGCCAGCACGTCCTTCTGGCCTGTCACGGTGCCCTGTGCGGTCATGTCTTTATCCGTGGTGATGGAGCCGCCGGTGACGGACAGGCCGTTACCATCCAGCGTCATGGCCACGCCGCCGACCTTCCATGCCTTGCCGGTGGCGGTCAGCGTCTCGGTGGCATCCCCTGCCCCGCTGTAGATCGTGTCCTTGGTAATATGCCACCAAGGCGCGTTCTGCGTGACATTGCCCGGCGTTGTCTCGCCATTGGGCGGGGGCGTGGCGCATCCTGCCACGATCAGCAGTTCGCCAGGCTGTGCTGGCTTGCCCGTGGCGGGGGAGTTGGGCGGCATCACCACGGCATCATAGATCGGAACCGCCGCCACGCCGTGTTCCGCGTCGGCCTCGACATGCACGACCATGACGTGGGTGCCGATATCAGGAGGACAGGCAACGCGCAGGCTGCCGACCTGCATCGCGCCCCATGGCAGCCAACCGCTTTCAATGTCGGACGGCTGGGTCATGACCTTGACGGCATGGTTTACCGGGTCTACGGCGCTGACGATACCAAACTCCGGTTGCGCCTGCGCATTCGCGATGTTGGAACCCACCATGCGCATGTCAGCCATTATCTTCGTCCTTCGTCACATCGCGGTTGCGCAAGGTAATCTGCTGTGTGAAGCCGCCAGACCACGAAAAGCGGCTACTGACCGCGTCCACATCAAGCGTGCCATCCCATGTCGTGCCAGTGCCGGTGATCTGCATGAACTGGCGCGGGGCCAGCGTGATGCGGCCTGGTATCTGGCCACTGATGACGCGCTCATGCGCCACGATTTCGTTATATTTCTGCTGGGCATACTGCTGCACCAGATCAAGGCGCGCGCCCGGCAACGTGAAGCTGTGGACGTTACCAGTGCTTTCCGCTTTCTTGGTCGATCCGCCCTCCACAGACCAGTAATACTCCACCCGGTTGCGCTGGCGGCTGTCCCATGCCGTAACGTGGACCACGACGCCCTTTCCGATCTGGTAATCCCTCGTAAAGCGCAGGCCACTTGCCCCCATCTGGATCGGATTGAGCGGGCCGGTGTCGCTATAATCCAGCGTGTGGGTGTTGCTCTTGTCGGCAGTCGGATACGGCGCACAGACAATAGTTTTCCCATCGGCATACAGGTCGCTGCCGGTCATGTTCGCCAGATAGCTGGCGAGGTCAAACGCAGTCTGAAAGCGACTATGGCTCGAGGCCGATTTCCGCTTGTGTTCGACCTGCCAGAACTGGCCCACCATACCATCGGTCATGGTTACGTTGGGCGTTAGGCCCGCATCGGCGATCATTGCCTTGACCACATCAGCCCCGGTCATGTTCATCCAGCCAGACAGCACACGCATATCCAGCAGCTTGGCCAGGTAGTCGCGGCACTGGATATGTACGGACGTTTCTGCCGGGGACCATTCGACATGATCCACGATACCCTGGAACATGGTCGTCCACTGTGCGCCGGTCCGGGCTTCGTCGCGCATCTGCAAGGTGATGTCGATATCAGGAAGCGCGGATCCGCTCGATGATGCCGCCAGATCAAACCATAGGCCGCCCGTGGCGATCTGGGTACGGTCCAGCGCCAGCGTCATATCCAGTGTATCGGCCCGGCTGTATCGGGTGCGGGTAAGCGTGAATTCTTCCAGCAAGGTGACGGTGGTTTCAGCTCCGTCAACCAAGAGCCGGGCGCGTGGGGCGCGCCATATGCGGTGCCCTTTGGTTGTAACGCTGATTGTCTCGCTCATGCCGACACCCCAGGCACGCCGCTCGCCAGTGATGCATCAACGGTCGGCAGGATGATCTGAACTGGCGTCAGGAAGTTGGACAGATCGGGATCCGTCAGACCGTTCAATTGCGCAATCCGCCACCACTGCGTTGCATCCCCAAGCTGCGCCGCCGCAACGTGATACAGCGACATGTCCGCTGCCGTTACCTTGATCGTAGTTGCCATGGGGTATCCTATTGCGCGGTTACAAGCGGGCCGTTCTGGGTGCCGTCCGTGGCTGTCAGGGTGTTCGCATAGGCGCGATTGACCAGTGAGCCGGACGTGACCGATGCGCTGTGCAACTCCGCATTCTGGGTCAGGGTGGACAGTCCCGCCGCGCCGTTCAGGCTCACCCCCTCAAGGTTCGCGCCTGTCTGGCTGATACCAGTTGTCAGGCCAGTGCCAGCCGCTTCCAGGCCGGTCAGCAGGCTTGCCGCGCTTTCCGGGGTCGAGGCCAGATTGACGCCCGCGCCAGACAGGCCGCCGACCACCGACAGATTATCCTGCACGCCAGAAAACAGGCCGCCAGCGCCAACCATGTCGGCAATCGGCGTCACCTGCCCCACAACCGTGGATAACTGGCCCGCGATATTGCCTGTAATGGTGGCTACATCACTCACGGCACCGGTGATGGATGAAACGACAGA